CCGAAGGTATTCCCGAAGGTATTCCCGAAGGTATTCCCGAAGGTATTCCCGAAGGTATTCCCGAAGGTATTCCCGAAGGTATTCTGAAGGCATTTAGGTTGGGGTAGGTTTGAGGTGGTACTCAATTACAACCTGGAGGCTTCCTGCCGTGACTGGGTGTTCGAGGACTGCATTGACGTTGCTTTGGAGGAGGACTAGTGTTTTGGTGTTCCTGCCGTCAGCCGCATTGGTGGCGAACTCCCTACACCCACCCACCTTCTCATTTGCGATGGCGGCTGTGGCGTTTTCAATGAGGGGGGCCATGATGCTGCCATTGAGCTGACCGAGGCCGATTGAGAAGTTGCCCTTTGTGGCGAAGCCGTTGATTCCAAAGAACTCGATCTTGTCGATGATTGCGTTGGCGGGGATGGTGGCCAGGTTTTGATCGGTTGTGATCTTTCTGCTCGTGGAGGAGGTGGTGTTGACTAGGGACACGGTTCCCGTGGCGTTGCGGGGCGTGAAGCACTGGACGCGCTTGTTGCTCGAGGGACGAGGCGCGGCGGCACCAGAAGGGCCAGCAGCGGCGGTCGGAATCATGACCTGCTCGCTGCCGCAGCACTTACCACATGCGACAAGAATGTGGTTCTTGTTCGTCATGATGCTGGAATTCATTCCAAAAGAGGATTGTCTCATCATTGTTGTTTTCATACAAAATGATTGTACTTAAGGTAACCATAGATCATTTTACACTACACATTTGGCTCACCAAACAAAGTATTTTCATTTTAACACGAAAAGTGTGTTAAAATATTAAGGATGTCGTCGTTCAAATCCCGCTGAGGGTTGAATTGGTAGCCGTATCGGGCTCTTCGACTGGCTCTGTCACGTCCTCCTCTGGTGGTTGAGTTGTTGTAGTCGTGGTAGTGGTAGTCGTGGTAGCCGTATCGGGCTCTTCGACTGGCTCTGTCACGTCCTCCTCTGGTGGTTGAGTTGTTGTAGTCGTGGTAGGTTTGGGGATGGTAGCCTCTTCCTCGCGATCCTGGGTCTGGTCCGTGACGCGGGGCTGCTGAGCACCGGCGATGTTCACGACGAGTGGGGTTTTATGGGTGATGCTTGGCCCCGAGAGGATAGCTCTCTTGATGGTCATACCGCACTCGGTTACGGGGATATCCTTCAATTCCTTGAGGCCGGGTAGCTTTTCTGGGTCGGTTCTGACGACATTGTCACGGACTGCGTTCTCGAGCTCGGTCTGACAGTAGACGGGAGATTTGACGTCCTTGAGGTTCTGGATGTATTTGTCTACGTCGGACACATTATAGATAACGTTGGCGTTTTGGATCATGAACTCCTGATTGTTTGCCTCAAGTACGCCCACCAGGCGCTCAATCTTCATGAATTCGAGACCAACGTCTACGATCTTCATTTCCTCCTTTGTCCACGGAAACTGGAAGTAAGTGCCGGGACCCATGTATCCTGGCTCGCTGTTATAGTAGCCGACCTGGTTGTCGGAGATCATCTTGAATGAGAAGCCAACGATGGTACCCCCGAAGATGATTCCTAGAAATGTGAGGGCCGAGAACATCTTCATGACCCAGGATTTGGTCTTAATGGCCTTACCTCGTCTGTTCTGTGTAACGGTGTCGCGGTATACACCAGCACCTCCCATTGCGGCGACTGCTGCGGCGGGGCCCCCAGACATGAGGGGAAGTTCGACGTCGCGTGTACTAACTGGAAGGAAATTCTTTTTACCCATTTCTTTCACACCATAGTGTCTTTAAAGTTGACCACTAACACATTCTATCAGTCAAACAAGTTGAATAATAGGGTTAAAGGCAAAATAAGCAATAGGTAAAAATAAGATGTTTGGACTACTGAAGAACCTATTGAGAAGCGTTGTTGCTAGCATCCTCGAAGAGGACTACCCTGAGCTAGTCGCCCCTGAGTCTCACGTCCTTGAGGTGAAGCGCCTCTTTGATGACGCCGACCTTCCTCACAAGGGCTCTGACCGCGCGGCCGGCTACGACCTGCGCGCCCACTCGTACGCCTTCGTTGTTGATGGTAAAGTGGGTGACACTGTCAAGCTTGATGATGATGTTGTACTCGTCATCCCCGCAAACTCACGGTGTCTCGTCAAAACTGGCATCGCCGTCGCCGTTCCTGAGGGGTGCTATGGCCGTGTAGCGCCTCGCTCAGGTCTTGCTCTGAAGGGCATCGACATCGGGGCCGGGGTGATCGACGAGGACTACAGAGGCGAGATTGGGGCCATCCTCTTCAATCTCAATTCTGAGCCGTTTGAAGTAAAGAAGGGTGATCGCATCGCTCAGTTCGTTTGTGAGCGCATTGTCTACCCCGAACTTGAGGAAGTTAATGAGCTAGATGACACAGAGCGAGGGGCTGGAGGTTTCGGCTCAACTGGGAACTAACCACTTACCATTTTTTTCTTGTCACAAAACGTCAGTAGCGCGCTCATGATGAGCATACATGCTTCACTACGTGCACTCCATCCATAAGCGCCGTCTTGTGTGTCTTCTTGTAGTTCGCCTCAAAGTCGTACTCATACAGGACCTCCCTATTGAGGAGTGACGGTGCCGATCCATCAAACTCAGTACTGTCTTCGTAGTAGCGGCGCTCTAATGGTGTGTATTTCTCGTTACCTTCCTGGGACCAATCATCCACAGACCCGGAGTAGTTTTGGTTCATGATCACCTGTCCGTAGCTGGCTCCATTGCCAGCGGAGTCGATGATGTCGCGCATGATCGTCACATAGTTGCGTCTGTCAAAGAAGAGCCAGTCCCCGACCATGTTGAAAATGTAAGGCGTGCACCTGTCTCCTAGTGAATTTAGGATGCCGCTATCGTACTTGACGAACTCAAAGCACTTGGGGAGTTCCTTATCTATCTTTACCATTTCATCGTCGTTGTCGTAGAGGTAATAGAAGTGAGAGAACAGGTGCGCGTCCGTACAGTTCCTCAGGAAGTTCCTAATAGAGGTTGCCGACGTTCCTCTGCATACGAAAATGTAAGGGGAGTGATCGAGACGTCCCTCAATTTGATCATCGGCGGATTCGTGTCCATCATCGAAGGGCAGTAGAGCCTTCCTCACGAGGTGAGGGGCGCAGAACATCTTGTTCTCCATCACGCGCGCAATCATATGTCGTGGGGGTTTGAGGTTGAGGAGGTCGTTGATGATCTCTGCAGAGCGAGTGTATTCCTTTGAATAAAAGGCCGCCAGGGAGGCTTCGTCTTTGATCTCCACGGAGTCAGGAAAGATCTTGAGCAGTTCTTGGGCAAAGTACCAGTCCGCGAGCCAATCGCTATTCATGCGGCGGTTGACCAATATGGTCTTGGCTACGCGGAAATTGAAAAGGTCCAGTTTCTTCCTATCCATTTTTGAGGAACGTGCACGCCTTTAGACCTCATGACTCAATCAGTTTAGGAACTAGGGTTTTATGATAAAATTCGGAGAAAATGACATACCACAGCGAGTTAGGACAAGACAAGTTTTTGGAAGCCAATTTCTTCAAGGGCAAGCGTAATGGCGTCTTTATTGAGCTTGGAGCCACGGACGGTGTTCACAACTCAAACACGCTCTACTATGAGAAGACTCTAGGTTGGACCGGGCTCCTGATTGAGCCAATCCCTTGGTACTTTGAGGATGGACATCTGAGGGAGAATAGGCCTAACAGCATCTGTGAACAGGTGGCGATAGACAGGGAGGAGGGGGAGGCCGACCTGTTCTTGATCAGAGAAGACTTCGTGTACTATAGGTACAACGACGGCTACGCGGGCGGCCACTCGGGACTAAATAAGTATTACGAACCCAAACAGCGTGATCGCGTGAACAACCTTCCATGTGAAAAAACCCTCCTCAAGGTACCATGTGTACCTCTTCAAAAACTATTAGATAAACATGGAATCACACACGTTGACTACCTCAGTCTCGATGTTGAGGGTGGTGAGGCCGCCGTGTTAGACTCGATTGACTTTGATAAGGTAACGATTGATGTGATGACCATTGAGGATCATTGGGACAACGAGACGATCCACAAATGTGTCGAGAAGCTAACCAAACTGGGATACAAACAAGTTGCAAGACTGGGACATGACCTCGTCCTCAGTCGCATCCCAGAGATCAGCCCATAGATTCTAATCATTTACCATTTAAGATTCTAATCATTTACCATTTAAAGTTTTCTTAACCATATTTAAAGCACGAATGTTTAAGAAAAAGAAAAAAGGGGACACAATCACCCAACCAGACATTGAATTAGCCACCGCGTCATCTTATTCAGGCGACGATATATCAGACGATGACTACATTGTCTTTGAGACAGAAGACAGTAGCGATGCTGACACAGCCCCATGTGACGATAGCAGTGACGCATATGAGTCAGACTCTGAAGACTCTCGGCGAGCGCCACAGGTGCTAAGCCCCCCAACCCTTGTGATCAACATCCATCGGACGATCCATGCCGTGCGTTCTTCCTCAAGACGTGTAAGGTTCAATGACGAAATCATCACGCATGTCGTTGAAATTGAGGCCCGCAAAGGGTACTGGATAGAGGATAGGTTCAGATTTCAACAGCGATGCACGTCCGTCAGGGACGCCATATCGTTCATATTTGATGAGGTTCACAGGCGAAAGATGCGCCTGATTGTGAATCTGAGCGACGCCCTCAGGGGAGCCGGTATGCCGCACGCGTCAGAAGGGATGTACGGAGGATACAAAACTGATAGATCATTAGTGTACGAAGCACGACCGAAGGTGTCGTTCAACACTATTTTTCCTTGTTCAAATATATCACGAGACCACACGACCATCATGAGGCCAATGCACGTAGCGACAAAAAGTCCTTACACCATTGCATTGCCAACGCCTACATGGTGGAGGTCGTAAGTGATACATTGCCATTTTCTCCTGGTTGATTAAAATGAATCAACAGTATCTATCACACGTAGGATACAGAGACACCAACGAAGCCATCAAAGGCTACTTCTCGCTTGAGACGGCCAAGTTGATCTCCTCAAAGGTAACAGAACTCTTGAGGGATTTCTATCCGCCTGGCATCATCGTCCCATGTAATCGAGTCGTAGAGGTCATGAACGATATCTATAGGGGATACAGGCCATCAACCGGAGACATCTTCACCCGCTACAACATCCCTTCGGGAGAAAACCCAAACATGGTGGATGAGATGATCAATCAAGTGATTCAGGTCATCGTGAACGATATCAAGAACAACCTCCTCACAGAGCAACGCAACAGCAAACTCGACAACTGGGTGATCCTGTATGGCGACTTCAACAAATGGGGCCTGCGGCAACACGCGCCCATCCCAACGCGCGAAAAGAAGCCGAAGTCCATGCTCTTCAATATGAATTATTAAATGATACTTGGATTTATGCACGCGTGGGACATCTCTCAAAGTAAACCATGTCAGAAACCGTGCTATTCATCGGAGATGTCCACATCAAGTTCAGCAACTTGAAGGACTTAGACAAACTGGAGGATAAGATGCTGCAGATGAAGGACATCTCCTTCATCGTTGTGGCCGGCGACATCCTCGACACACATGAGAAGATACACTCCCAACTAATGAACAGAGCCTACAAACTCATCAAGACCCTGAGGACAGTAGCCCCCGTGTATGTGCTGGTAGGTAACCATGACTATATCAACAATCAGCAATTCCTCACTGATAACCACTGGATGAACGGAATGAAGGAATGGGAGCGTGTCCGCGTGATCGACTACCCGCTACGTCTTGAGGGATCATCGGGGCAGGCGTTTGCTCTCGTCCCGTACGTGCCTCCTGGGCGCTTCGTGGAGGCGCTGGACAAGGTTCCTGATTGGAGAGACGCCGCCTGCGTGTTTGCTCATCAGGAGGTCAAGAACTGTAAGATGGGGTGTATCAGGTCCATGGACGGAGACGTGTGGGACGCGGAGTGGCCCATGCTCGTGTCTGGGCACATACACGAGCGCCAGACCGTGGGAGACAACGTTTTATATCCTGGCTCTGTCCTCAACCACGCTTTCGGATCCGACAACCAGGGCATCTCCAAACTCACGTTCACAGACAAAGTCATGAGCGAGGAGCGTGTTGACATAGGCCTCGAAAAGAAAAGCATCATCTATGAGGACGTAACCAAGGCTGAGGACATTCCTAAGGATAAATTGGTTGTTCAGAACAAGCTATGTCTGTCTGGTGAACCGAAGGACATCAAGGCATTCAAGAAAAGCAAGGAATACGCAAACCTCAAGAAAAGGGGTATCAAGGTGACGTTCAAGATAACCACCGCGACTGAAGAGGCTATGACTATTGATGGGGGGCCGGCTGATGTGAAGGCGGCTGTGCCTTTCTCGGTCATCCTGAACAAGTTGATAGTGAACGAACGCGACCATGACTTGGAAAAAGATTTTGCCCAGATAAAAGTGTAAGCATGCCAACATATTTGAACAACGTGGGAGGATCTAGTTACGCGCCGATGGGAGCGCCTTCTTCATTTCAGCACGGTGTCTCAAACTGTCGTCAAATCTATGAACACGTTCAGGGGTGTCCAGTCTGTCAACATATCTTTGTAGGAGCTGGAGCAGTTCATCCTCAACATCAATTTCGAGTAGCGACAACACCAGCTGGCACAGGAGGCGTATCTAGAGACGCGATTGAAATATCGCCAACAGTGGCGTTCCTTGTTGTTGTATTGATAGTGATGCTGTTAGTGTATATGATCAGAAACCTGAGGCATCCCTTTCAGGATCTTTAGTTAACTATTTCTTGAAGATCCTGAAGTTGAAATTACTTGTGGAATAGAATAGGAGAGGATAAGATACCATGAGTAACCAGACCAACGCCCGTTCAGTTGAGGAACGGTCGTTCCTTACCAAGAAGCGCCGCTGCAATGATGGAAGCGACAGCAGCAACGCGAGCTCCATCTTCGACAACGCAACCCCGATAAATAAGAAAGATCAGGGCGTCCAAGGAATCGTCATGAAGTGCATGTGGAAGGACGAGCCCGCCGTGATGAAGATGTCTAATCACATTGACTTCGTGATTGAGCTTGAGGAAGAGGCTTGGAATCACCTCAAGAAGCTTAATTGCCTCCATTTTTGCGAGGTGTTTGAGAAGCTACCCATCAAGCCCGGGGAGCGACGCTACTGCCTTTTCTATAAAGAGATCACTAACAACTCCCGCAATGATTCGCTGGGCAATCTCATATTTGAGCAGGCCCACCACCCCAACGCAATCCTCAATTGTGTGAGGCAGACCCTCGCGGCCATTGTGATGTTCGAGGAACTGGGCATAACTCACTACGACCTCCACTCGGACAACGTTATGGTTACGGACACCCCCTACGATGTTCACGTCTACAACTTTGGCGACAAAATAGTCCCCATCAGGACGTATGGATTGGCTCCTGTGATCATCGACTTTGGCCTCGCGTACATCCCCAACACCAGGTACAATGCTTCCTGCGTGTTTGCCAAGGACGGCTTTACGACCTACATACCGGATCCTATTGTGGACAGTCGCTTGCTCCTCATGACGGCAGTGAGGGAGCTCAAGAAGAGCGTGAAGACCATGAGGTCTCGTACGCGCAGGATCTTCAACTCTCAATACAAGGATACATGTAACGTCATCGAGAAATTCATAAAGAAGACGGAACTGATCTTCACGTCGCTGAAACTGGATAGATATAGTGGGTGGTTCAAGAAGGAAGATATGTTCCCCAACATAATCGACGAACTGATGGACCAATTGCCCGATGTACTCATGGATAGCGAGAAAGGGGTCTTCAAGCCTGACAACTTTGATTGGATCATAGAACTGCTGCAGCATGAGCTCACCGTTCCCGTCACCCAATACAAGCCAAATGCACCATCATTCGGCAAAGCGACCTGCATGTTAGCTATGGGTTGGAAAACGTTTGTAGAGCCCGTCATCCGCAACACCCACGAGGAGCAACTCTTCTTCAAGGACCTCGTGTCTATTCCTCACGACGCAGACGCCGACGTCTTCACAACGCTCAGACACAGATACCCCAAGGTCAAGAACATCAAGCGTCTCAGGGGTCAAGTCAAAGCGATGGGCGACGCCTTCAACAACTTTCTATACGATAAGACAATTGAGGCGCAGCGCATCAAGGATGCCATATACGCCAAGCTTCCCTTCAGGACCACCCGGGACATTCTATGTGCCCTACCGAGCATGCCAAATGTGTACAGCGAGGGTATGACCCTGCTCGTGATGGATCCATCGGTTCCTGGTACCCGAAAAGAAGTCATACTTGACGAGGAGTTGGCAAGTATGCTCAATGAAAACGAGCAAGAAACGCTTCAAAAATATATTGTGTAAGGAAAACAATGAAGAAACACAATGCGTTTATTATCAAGTTCCTAAAGAATTACGAGGAGCAGTGCCCCGGCATAGTTAATGCCTGGTGCTCCAATGGCAACCAGGAGCAGTTTCGTAAGCTCCGCTACGTCAACGAGAACAAGGAGAAGAGGCGCTGCACGTGCTATATCCTCTTTTGCCTCAAGAGGCGTCCTGAGTTGAAGGAGCAGCACCCATACTTCCCCAACACTAAGATCACGTCCATGCTTGCCGACGAGTGGCGCGAGCACAGGGACATCAAGGACGAGGTGTACATGGAGTTCAAGCGGGCCGACGACAGACAGGTCTTCTTCAAGAAGCACAAGATGGAAATCTGCGAGAAGTACCCTCATCTCTCAGATAAGGAGGTTGACATGGCACTTGAGAAGATGTACGAGAAGTACAGTGAACAGGTTAAACTGAAATAGGGTGTTATAACCTCTGGGGGTTATAAGATTGTTTGACATTACTACCCAATTGAGTTAACATTAGCTTGTCTTTCTAAAATGCCTAACGAAGTATCTAAGAAGAGTCTTTTGGACAGGTTGAGAGATGGTGTTGTTGTTGGAGACGGTGGTTTTGCGATCGCGCTCGAGAAGCGCGGCTACGTAAAGGCCGGTCCCTGGACGCCCGAGTGCGTCGTTGAGCACCCGGAGGCAGTCCTCCAGCTTCACAAGGAATTCGTGCGCGCAGGCGCAGACGTGGTCCAAGCTTTCTCATTCTACGCGAGTGAGGACAAACTCAATAATAGAGGCAACCTCGCAGGCAGCAACCACTCGGTCGACAAGATCAACAAGGAGGCCGCCGCTCTCGCCATCAAGGCCTCTTCTGAGGTCGAGGGGGATCCCCTCACTGTTGGCGGAATCAGCCAATGCCCGTCCTACCTCAATGGCGATGGCAAAGAGAAGGTCAAGGAGGAATTCAAGAAACAACTTACGTCATTCAAGGACCTCGACTTCCTTCTCTGTGAGTACTTTGAACACATCGAGGAGATGGAGTGGGCCATCCAAGCATGTAAGGAGGTCGTGGCCGAAGAGGTCAAAGGCGGCCTACCCAAGAAAGCCATCTGTGCATCCATGTGTATCGGCTCCGAGGGCGATCTGCATGACGTATCCGCGGGCGACTGCGCGGTCCGTATGGCGAAGGCTGGTGCCAATGTGGTCGGAGTCAACTGCCACTTTGACCCATTCACCTCTCTCGAGACCATGCAGATCATGAAGGACGCTCTTGAGGATGCTAACCTCCTCAATAAGGGATCGCCGAAGGTTGGCAAGGGCAAACAGGCGGCGCCTTCTCATGTGAACAGGAAGGTCTACCTGATGTGCCAGCCGCTCGCGTTCCACACTCCAGATGCGGGCAGGCAGGGCTTCATTGGTCTACCCGAGTTCCCGTTTGCCCTTGAGCCGCGTATCTGTACGCGTTGGGACATGCATAAGTACGCCCGCGATGCGTACAAGATGGGCATCCGCTACATTGGCGGCTGCTGCGGATTCGAACCCTATCACATCAGAGCCGTGTCTGAAGAGCTCGAAAAGGAACGAGGTAAGGCATCCGAGGCAAGCGACAAACACGATAAGTGGGGAGCAGGCTTGAGGATGCACACAAAGCCGTGGGTTCGAGCCAGATCAAACAAGGACTACTGGAAAGGACTTGAGCCAGCTTCTGGTCGCCCCTACGCGCCTGCCCTGAGCGAACCCGATGAGTGGGAGATAACGCAGGGCCACGACATGCTCGCCCAACACAAGGAGGCCACAACCGAGGCAGAGATGGAGAAGGTATTCAATTTCACGCGCTACAGTGAAGAGGAGGAATGAATGATATTGTTATATCTGTGGTAACTTCCATAAGATTATATTGAGATGTATATAAAATGAAAAGGTGGTTAATCATTCTTACTATCGTGTTTACGTTCATTGGTATCGTGATGGTTTACTTTGACTGGGATAGAACCATCCGTCTGAGTATGTCATCCATGGATGACCTCATCAACATGTACAGTATGAAACCCAAGAGTGAGGCCAGGCGAATCGTGGCGGTCATCGACTGTGATGACGGTGTGAATAACGGTGCCGTGTGCAATAAAACACTCAAGTCTATTCTAGACCAGAGCATCAGGCTTCACGACATAGCGGTTCAGACCAACACACCTGGGAAGATCGATCAGGAGCTCTTGCGGGTAGTATCTATTCACAAACCCGGCACAGAAGTAGTACGCGAAATGGAGCGCGACACTATTGTTCTCAAATTCAAGAACGGCAAGGAGTACCCATTCGACTACGTTGAGAACCAAATTGAGATGAAAAAGAAACAAGGCTATGATCTATCTATGATTTGATTTCATTTATTTCATTATGATTCCTTCGTAATGAAACTAAAAGGTCGGGGTAAACTTCCAACCAAGTTTATCAAAGAGGTTCTTACAGATGGTGTCGTGGAAGAGCTTCCTGTCCACTGTCTTGAGGATGGTGAAGTTCTCGATCTTGCACGGATGGCCGTGCCTCCTGAGTAGTTGGAACAGGAGGTATTGGACATTCATGAAGTTCTTCCGATCTAACTCATCAGGTTTGTCTTTGCCGTGTATGTCGTCATAGAGGGATACCAGGTCCTTGAAGTCGTCAATGAGGCGATTTTCGAGGTGGCTGATGTCGTCTACTCGTTTGTTGGTCAATGTGAAGTAGATGAGATTGACGTTCTCATAGTGTTTGGTATACTTTAGTTCCTTGAGAAACATCATGATGTGGTTGCGAGTTATCTTGGAGTACCTAACGTGATTAGGTATAGGGGAGCCATCATCATTGGCCCCCGGTATAAGAAGTCTGTAGGCTATGAATTTGGAATCTAGTTCTTGATATAATTTGTCTGGGATCTTACAGTTCTGTTTGCCTTGGTACTGTTTAATGCAGTCCTGGAAGTGGAGGACTCTATTGTAGATAAACTTACCTACTATGTTGACTCGGGTGTAGTCCCTGTGTGTGATGCCGGTCTCGATTGCATACTGCTGGGTAGAGCAATTGAGACAGGTCTTCCTGTTAAAGTCGTCGATCTCAAACTTGTCTTCGTCCATGTTTTCGCATGATGGACAATACGAACCTAGGTCTATGTTGTCTACCTTCTCAGGATTGGCCGGTATGTCGAGGTCGGTCCATTCCTTTGACTTGGCCATATGCCTTACTATGTCTAGGAATCCAATGATGAGCTCGTTCTTCCTCCTCAGGATTGGTAGGTTGTCTTCCTTGATATGGGAGATGGGCTTCTTGAGGATTGATGTGTATTCGTCAATGAGTGCATGGGTGCGCGCAAAGAATAGCGCGCGCGACGTCTTCTTTTCATGGATAACGGCCTTCCTCGTGGCCTGTAGTTCCTCGTAGACGCTGGGGTCTAAGTGGTGCGAGTTGTCTAACAACAGAGTGTCTAGGAGCTGTATCTTCTCCTCGTTGACGGTCTCTTCCTTCTCCATACGCTTCAGGACGGCGGAGTTGAGGGACAAGATATTTATTGACATCTTTTCATAACTGAACTGCTGTTTATCTCATTACAATATCTGCGCGATGCCACCAGGCCAAGTCCCAGATCCATGTAAGACCTAGTCAAAATCACGTTTTCGTTCAATGGGTTCTGTTGTAACAGATGTCGTGGTTGAGAAGCGTTGTCTGTTGTATTACAGTACGTGATTCGGTTACGTAGATCCATCTTTTCCCGCTCTAGTACTCACATCGTCTCTCTGTTGAGTTCCCTGAAGAACTCATTCTGAAGTCTAGTCTGTTATGGATTTTATTTTTGAAGCAGGGCCTCCAGTCTGGGGCGTATGTCGCTCTCCAGTTCATTGTCTTCCCATGACTTGCGCTCAGTAAACTCGAAGGCCTTGACGTTGATGCAGTTGTCTGGCTGGGCTGAGTACACCTCAGGATGATCGTCAATGATGTACGTCCTATCCATGTCAAAATTGAGGAGTTCAAACTCGTCCTTCAGGATGTTGAGCGCTTTCTGTGTGTTCTGGAGACGCCTGGATTTTTTGCAGTGGTAAGAAAAGAGGACGTAGTCTAGTCTGCGCTCGGGGTGACCCTTGAGGATGAATTCGTCAATGATGAACAGAGCGTAGGACTTGGAAGCGGCTGTCCATACACTCACGTTGAAGTTCTCGAACAGGAAGTCTAGGAACTTCTGAAGACCTGGGCGCTCAAATACTTTGTAAACGCCTTCCATGTTCTCCCACCTGAATTGCTTCATCCTTGGTTTGAAGATAGGTTTCTCTTCATGTTTGGCTAGTGAACAGATGAGGGTGTTGTCTAGGTCAAGTAGGATGTTAATACGATTCGGCGTCTTGTGGCGGCCGGAGATTGTCGTTACCTCATGCATCTTTTTTTATAGGGTAGATAAGATCCTAACCCGCTATAACGGCTCTGCCGAGCCGTGTATTTTTTCTGAGGGGTAGTAAAAGATGATAACCAAACTCCTTGTATTTATTTTAGTAGCCATCCTGTTGGTTGTGTTATTCTCAACCTTACCGTGTGAAAGGGAAAAGGCTTTAAAATTGAAGATGCTTAGCGCCACTCGAAAGCAATTAGGGGACGCTGCACAGTCTGTGATTGAATGTAACTTGGCTGTGAAGTTGATCGAAACTGAGATAGCCTCACTCAGAGATAAGATCGTCCTAAAAAAAGTAAATGAACTAAAAGAATGCACGGTTAAATTCAACGAGAAGATTGATACTTACAAGGCATTGTACAAAACCGTTAATGAACATGAGGCCGATCAGTCTCATATTGATGACCTGAAGCGTAGGCTAGGCATAACCGGTCTATGATGAGATGATATGAAACGATCATCGGCACTTGAATAAAGACCTTTAGCGATTATCCTACAAATTTAAAAGATGTATCAATCTCAGATCAAATCGAGGCGCCCTGTCGCCAAAGCAATACCTATGACGCAACGCCAAGCAAATGGACCAATGACTGTTGAGGAATGTAAACACTACATCAACCAGAATATCATCCCAAACTCTAGGTACCAACGCGTCGAACAAGATACAGCGGGAGACATTTACCAGTTCAATGCATCAAGAGTGCGCGAAGACCTGAAATCCAAACCCGAACCATCTTTTACCTCAAATCTTTTCGAAAACAAGCGCGTCATCCCCAAAATATGGCACAAGAACAGGAACCTAGACTCACGAGCAGTAGCCAACACGTTCAAGTACATCTTCTATAAGTTCAAAAAAGGTATCTTTATACGCATCGCGGCCAACAAGCTCCAAACCTTCCTCCCCTTCGAGAACGCACACTACAAGAACGAGTTTGGTCACATCCTCAAGGTAGATCCCAAGTATGGCTCTGTTCGGGACTTCCTGGACCACGTCTCCAAACTACTAGGCTACAGATCAAGCAGACAGAACATCAAACCATTTGACGAGTGGGTTGCCAACAACTCCCTAGTCAGATATGAGGTAGAGCAGGACACGTCAGTGGCCGCTGCGTCTGGCAACAACAAGATCACTCTACTAGACATGTTCAGGACCCTGTGTGAAGAGCGAGAAGTGCCAGACATCGAGTTCTTTATCAACAGACGTGACTACCCTCAAATGAAAGTGGACGATACAGAACCATACAACCACATCTGGGGCACTAAGCATCAGCCACTCGTGTCCCACAAATACGACAAGTACGCCCCAATCTTCTCAGGATCGTCTACAAAGATGCACGCCGACATCCCATTCCCCACGTACGAGGACTGGGCCAGAGCGACATATCAGAAGACGGGGCTTGTATTCCCCAATGCGTGCCGTGAGTACCCGGACATCAAGCCCACCCCCTGGGACAAAAAGATCGAAAAGGCTGTGTTCAGGGGAGCCACCACCGGCTCAGGCGTCACAGCGGACACGAACCAGCGCCTCAAAGCTCTTGAGATCGGGGGCAAACACAAAGGATTGTTGGATGTGGGTATCACCAAGTGGAACCTAAGACCCCGTAAACTTGAGGGAGCTGCCTACCTCCAGACCATTGAGAGAGGCAAGGGCAACTACAACAAAGCGAACAAACTCAGCCTTCAGGACCAGAGTCAATATAAGTACATTCTCACATTGGAAGGCCACGTGGCCGCGTACCGGCTGTCCTACGAGTTGTCGGCGGGGTCCGTTGTCCTACTGGCCGGGTCGCAGTGGCAGATGTGGTACTATCCCTTCCTAAAGGCATACGAACACTATGTCCCCGTCAAGGAGGACCTGAGCGACCTCCTCTCTCAGATCGAGTGGTGCAAGGCTAACGATGCAAAATGTAAACAGATTGCCAAAAACGCATGTGCGTTCTACAGCAAGTACCTCGGCACAAAGGGGATCCTAGACTTTCTTCAGAAAGAGTTGTGGGAGTTGTCAGCGAGGACTAAGCCTTATAAGTACCTCCCCGACCTCACAATCTGGGCCATGGAAGATGAAGAGAGGCAACTCTTTGAAGAACTGAAAGAAGGTGGTCCGTCCTCGTCCATCCTCAAATTCACAGACACCACGTACGGCTACCAGTTGCCCACCAGTCCGCGGTGTGTGGGCTCATTGGATGCTGTGTTGAAGGTCATGAGGTCAAAGAGCATCAACGACCTCACTTGGAACGGGACCATCTTCAGGAACGTCAACGGCACAATAGACATGTTCACAGCAAACGGAGTCGGTGTCGTGGGAAAGAGGGCGAACCACCGAGGCAAGACGCTCGAGCACGTGCATGAGAGCTACATCGGCCTAAAAGCTGTAAACAAGCTGGTGGCGCGCACGCCCAACTTCGCGTATGTGTTTGGGCCACTCAAAGACGCCCAGGATATGGTGTTTGTTGAGTATATTGAGGGCGTGATGCTCATGAACTGGCTCAAGTCACCCCAGTACAACTTTAAGGACTTCCTCTCAATCCTAGTTCAACTCAACCTTGCTCTTTCAGTTGCCCAGAATTACGTCGGTTTCATCCACTACGATCTCTATCCTTGGAACGTGATGGTCCAGAGTTCGAACAACATCAGGTACTACAACGACAAGGAAGGAAAGCAAGTGTTTACGTACTTCCTCAATTTCCAGACTACCGATCGGTCACGACTGAACGTTGTGACCATCAAACAACCTAGTGTAGTTCCTGTGATAATCGACTACGGCAAGTCCAGAGCGATCGTCTACGAGCCCAAGTACGGGACAATCGATCACGGGTTCGCAAACCTGTACCAGCACAACTCCATCATCGATTCACTCACACTCCTCTACGGGTCACTCAACGTCCTGAAGGACGCCAGGCGGCTGGGCCCAAATGAACTAAAGTTGCTCGACTTCCCGAAGCGGTTGGGTCTTGAGTCACCCGAGGATACAAAGCGCTGGGGTAAGTTCGGAGCCCTCTTTGATTTCAAACCAAAGACCAAGACGGGGGCCAATGCTGTACCCAAGAACTTTGTGGACTTTGTCATGAGCACGTTCAGGGTCAACGGCGCGCCCAAGCTATCACAGGCCTTAGAGTTTGCGTACCCAATGGAGAAGGGGGTCAATCCCGTCATCGCGGAAGGGTTCATGAGGCATGGCGACAAGAACGCGGCTCTACTGGAGATGATCAAACATATCGACCGGTCCAGGCCGCCAGTGAGTGATGACAAGTTCTTTCAGTTGGTAATCCTCAATATGCTGCGGCGTCGTATGGGTTGGGTGGAAGATGAGATGGATACAGGATCCAACGACATCAAGAGGAAGTGGGCTATCGTGAGGAAGCTGTTCATGCCAGATCAGCGAGTTCAATCACCCATGCCGGAGATGGATTTCCCCAAACCGAGGGTTGTGTATCTTGATGATGAGGTGACAGCCGAGTACGTTGAGCTACACAGCGCGGAGGTCATGAGAGATAGAGAGCTATCTCATGAGGACTGGATGATGACGTGGGTTCTGTGTCTGGAGGCGTACCTGTTTGGGGTTGTAACCGATGAGGGAGACTTTGGTCAGTTTATTCGATTGGATGGGTTCCTGTATCACAACGCGCTAGCGAGCAACAACACACTGATCAAGATCAAGGATATGCTGATTTAAATGATGTGCTCTCAAGCTTGTGCTCTCAAGCTTTTGAAGGGTCTGTAACGGTCTATGTGAGTGGTTGGTAGGAGAAAATGGCTGATCTAGTATACGAGTTGCTGTCACAGGCCGTGAAGAACACTAACATAACCATCAACCTCAATGTCAAATCCCAATCTGAGGAACTAAAAACTGAAGATGGCCAACAAGCTAGTGCGGAAATGGCCACAGAAGCAGTGAAGGGAGATGCCGGTGCGTCGGCTACAACTACATCTCCGCGGTCTCGGGAGAGTGGTCTTGTGAGGGATGATCTTGTCCAATTGATTAGCGATCTTGAGAGTGTATCCGCTACCCTAAAGAAGATCAACAAGAGTCTGGTTAGTCACGAGCACACAGAGGTCTTCTTCATGCTCCAAAATTTTGATAAAATTCTGTCCTCGGTCAAGATGATTGTGAATGCTGTTTGAATCATGATTAGGCATCGATATCTCTATCCCTTCGGGGATACAGAACACACCATAACGTTTCAGGCCCAAAAATGAAAAATATGTTTTAAGGAATATGGTTGTTAAGAGTAAGAAAGCACAATGACTACAATGAAATTGAGCAACCTGTTCAAACTTATGACCAAATCTGGTCACCCATCACTGGACGCCGTGAAGAGCGCCATTCAGAAATATGCGCGCAGGGGCATGCACACCGAGATGCTCCAGGCTGTGTCTGAGATGGACGCCTTCAAGGTGTACGAGGATGCAGATAACGTCACCATCCAGCGAGCGGCCAAGGCCATCAGGACCAATATGATCAACCGCCTCAAAGTCATCCTATTTGAGGATGTGTCGTTCTCTCAGGTCGGCGCCTTCACCACCGTCTCCGAGAAGATCAAGGAGTGGGAGGACGACGGTAGGACCGATGAGAAGACGTTGGCCGAGATCGTCGCCATCATCTCTCGCGCCAAGAAGCTCAGGTTACCCAGCTACCTGAGGGCCAGCTACGGCAAGGGAGAGGCCTGCGGCCTGGACAAGAAGGGCTTCCTCGAGGGGGTCGACAACAAGGACATCAAGTGTGTGGAGTGGATCTACCACAACGACAAGGAGGCCCTGAAGATGCTGGAGGACCGCCAGTTCCCGGGCAAGGATCACATCCTGCCTATAATCACAGCCGAATGGAAGCGTCTCAAACCCACCAAAAGCAAGGCGGGTAGCAATGAGCGCTTCATCTTCGTCGTTGTCCCTTGGCTCTGGATCATGTATGACGAGGACCTCAGCGAGCAAGACGGGGCGGACGCTACTTCATTCAACGAGAAGGAGATTGCCGCAGCTTACAATAAGGACGACGTTGAGTTTGAGGACTACGTGTACGACAATCACACCAAGGAAGGTAAGAAGAAAGGCAAGACCGCTGAGGGAGCTATCGTAACCAATGAGGACGACGTGTGGCTCTCTCAGTTTGAGGACCTCAAGGACTACTATAACAACCAACCCGAAGAGCCGACTAAGCCCAAGAAGCCCCGCACGCCCAGGAAGCTCACTGAAGAGCAGAAGGTTAAGAGAGCGGCCAAAGAAGCGACGCCCAAGCGCCTGAGACGAGGGGCCGTCAAGCCCGATAACATCAAGGAAATTGAGATGGATGTCAATGAGATCGAGCTGATCACCGAGGGAGTGTGCGCAGGCAAGCTGCCATATGGGTATGTAACTATCAAAGGCGAGGACAAGGTCATTAAGCCTATGACCAAGGGTCTCAATTATGGGATGGACTACTGCTACATGGACAAACAGAAGCGTCTGTTTGGGTTGAAGGACCTGGACATCAAGATACGCAAGATCCCCGGTAAGGCGCTCACTGTGAAGTGCACAGAAGAGGAGATTCATGACGCCAAGCTCGGCAAGACCAAGATCGTCAAGCACAGGTCTTACAAATGGGAGGACAACAATAACGGGCAGGTCATCGTCATCATGAACAAGATCAATGTGAAGACTGAATTGGGTAAATGCAAAGAACTCCTCAAAGACGAGGTCAAATTCAAGGAGATGCTCAAGATTCGTCTTTTCAATGGACTCTTCAGGACGTCGGACAACACCACCCGTAACATCTTGGTTGACGAAGACGACGAACTGTGGGCCATTGACGAGAACGACATCTATGGTGTCCGCAAGGAGGTTTTCAATAAAAAGGAACCTGTGAGGAACAGCGAACTCATGACGGCCGAGCTTATTGAGAGTGTGATCGACGAGCTCGACTTTGCGACTCATGAGCAGACGCTGATCGACGAGATGCCCAAGTACTTTCCCAAGGCGTCGTGCGAATTTTATGAGCGCGAGCTCCGGGAACGCGTCCGCAACTACAAACAGATTGTCTTGAAGGAACTAAATCGCGACGAGCAAAAGGAGGCTTCTAAGGCTGCTGCTCGCAAGCCTTCCGGCAAGGGCAAAGAAGCCAGGCATCGCGACGAGCAGACGCCTGTGGCCGGGCTCGATCTAAACAAGAAGAAACTCCCGGAATTGAAG